GTGAGGGTGGGCTTGTTTGGCTTAAAATGAGAAATGATTCTAACAATCATAATCTTTTTGATACAGAACGAGGGGTAACTAAAGAGTTAAATAGTAATGCTGAGTATGTCCAAAACACTGTAAGTGGTTTAACCTCTTTTAATTCAAATGGTTTTACTGTCGGAAGTGAATATGGAAATAATGGCGGGACTATGGCATCTTGGACATTCCGCAAGAAAGAAAAGTTTTTTACCTGTTTAACCTATTCTGGGAATTCAAATGGCTCTCCTCAGACTATAGCTCACAACTTAGGCTCAGTTCCAGCTATGATTATTGTCAAAGCTACTGGCCTAGAGAAAGATTGGATTGTATATCATAAGAACTTAGCCTCTAGCTCTCCAGAAGATAAATACCTAATCTTAAACTCAACAAGGGAAACTAGAGACTATACTTATTGGTACGATACTGCCCCTACAGATTCTGCATTTACTGTGGGTGATGATTACGATGTTAATGGATATAACGCTACTTATGTAGCCTACCTATTCGCTGACAACTCCTCAGAAGATGCAGAAGATCAGATGATCAAGTGCGGGGGTTATACGGGTACTAATACTAATAATGGCCCTGTAATTGACTTAGGGTGGGAACCTCAGTTTGTAATGATTAAAAGTTCTAGTGGTACTGGTAATTGGATTATGTTTGATACGATGAGGGGGATGACTGTTGACGGCACCGATAGTTTTTTGATGGCAAACGCAGCCAATAATGAGTCTGGGTTCTCATTTATAAATGTAACACCAACAGGTTTTAAGTTAATTACTAACGAAGGCCAAGTAAATGGAAATTCAACATACATCTACATGGCAATACGTGGGCCGATGATGGTCAAGCCAAAAGCTGCTACTGATGTGTTTGCTGTTGATGCTGCTGGTAGTGGTGCTCTACCTGCTTGGGTGAGTGGATTCCCTGTGGACTTTGCACTTTACAGAAATGTGTCTAGTGCTGTTGGTACTGGTGCAGGTACTCGTATGCTTGGTACGGGTGAACTGTTTACTAATAACACTGCTAATATAGCAGCTTCTGCTGCTGTTAAATGGGATTTCAGTAATGGTTTTTACGACAGCAATAGTCGATCAGCAAGTTATTATTCGTGGATGTGGAAACGGGCAAAAGGCCATATGGACTGCGTTGCTTATTCTGGGTCTGGTAACCAGCCTACTAATCATAAACATAGCTTAGGTGTTGTACCCGAACTGATACTTGTGAAGGTTAGAGATAAAGCTGGTGAAAACTGGGTAGTGATGGATACTAAGACTGCGGCAGGTTTTCCTTCATCTGGTTCAGTTAATACGTTGGGGCTAAATCAAACTAATGCATCGTCTGAAACTAATATATGGAATTACACCGCTCCTACTGATGTACATTTTACAACTAACGATAATGTATTAGTTAATAGTTCTAGTTACAACTACATAGCATACCTATTCGCCACACTAGCTGGTGTCAGTAAAGTCGGCAGCTACACTGGTAATGGTTCTTATCAAACTATTAACTGTGGATTCTCGTCAGGAAGTAGGTTCATTCTAATTAAGCGTACTAATGCAGCAGGAGACTGGTATTACTGGGATTCAGTGAGAGGAATTGTCGCAGGTAACGACCCACACTTATCACTCAACACTACAGCAGCACAAGTAACTAATGACGATTCAATAGACCCTGCTAACTCAGGATTTATTGTTAATCAAGTCTCAGCAACTAACATCAACGTGTCTAGCGGCACTTACATCTTTTACGCAATCGCATAGGACAATCAACTATGAATTACCGCAACAAAACAACAGCAAAAGTTAGCACTCAAGGTGAAATCCGCCGAGCTAACGCAAACACTTCATTCCCTAGAGTTTGGGACGCAGACGTATGTACTCACCTAAACATTGACCCTGTACTCGCAGCACCACAGCCGTCATGTACTGCATTGCAAAGGGTTAACTCTGTTGCTCCAGTACAAGATGCTAATAATAATTGGGTAGAGGGTTGGTCAGTAGTAGACGCGTTTGCAGACACGACAGATGATGGTGTAACTACTACCAAAGCAGAGCATGAAGCAGCTTTTACAGCCAGTGAACTAGCTAAAGTTGCAGCAGAAGCGCGTGTTACCCGTGATGGATTACTCGCAGCTACAGACTTCTATGCTTTGTCTGACGTGACCATGAGTGCTGAAATGACAGCATACAGGGCTGCTTTGCGTGATGTTCCAACGCAGTCAGATTTCCCCACAGTAACATGGCCTACAGCACCATGAGCCTGTATGGAAATATTGCTGCTAAGAAAAAACGCATTAAAGCTGGCTCTGGCGAAACAATGAAAAAAGCAGGGGCCAAAGGCAGGCCCACAGCTAATGATTTTAAACAGGCCGCAAAGACAGCAAAGCCAGTTAAGAAAGCTAAGAAGAAATAGGATTAACGATGCCATTATTACCACTTGATATTCCAGCAGGCATTTATCGCAATGGCACTGACTTGCAAAGCCAAGGGCGTTGGCGTGATTCTAATTTAGTGCGCTGGCATGATGGAACGATGCAACCCATTCAAGGCTGGCGTATACGCTCTGCGACAGCAACGGCAAACATTCCGCGCTCATTAAAGATATGGATTGATAATTCTAATAATCGCTGGATTGCAGCAGGCACTTTTCAAAACCTGTACGTTTATAATGATGATTCGGCTCAATACAACATAACACCCTCAAACTTAACGGCTGGTTCTGAAACTGCGGTTGATTCAACATCATTTGGTGGTGGCTCGTATGGCAATGACCCTTATGGTGAACCAAGGCCCGAATCTACTTTAGGTGTTCCAGCAACTACCTGGTCACTCGATCAATGGGGCCAATACTTACTCGCTTGTTCTAATGCTGACGGCAAAATCTATGAGTGGCAATTAAGCACAAGCACGATTGCAGCAGTTTTAAGTAACGCGCCAACTGGCAATACGGCAATCATGGTAACTGATGAACGCTTTGTATTTGCATTAGGTGCAGGCGGCAACCCTCGTAAAATACAATGGTCAGATCGTGAAAATAACAATCTGTGGGCTGCGGCAGCAACCAATGAGGCTGGTTCAATCGAATTACAAACGTCTGGCGTGATTCAATGTGGTGTTCGTGTACAGAACCAAGCGTTGATTTTGACCACTACAGACGCGCACACAGCGACTTACTCAGGCCCACCCTATGTGTATGGGGTTGAACGCGTAGGCACTTCCTGCGGCTGTGTAAGCGCGCAGGGGGTTGCTGTAGTCGATATGGGTGCGGTGTGGATGGGCAGGGAATCATTCTTTGTTTATTCTGGCGGTACAGTTCAAGAATTGGCTTCTGATGTTTCTGACTACATTTACAGTGACATTAACGTGGCTCAAATGAGCAAGATTGTTGCTGTATCCAATGCCAAGTTTAGTGAGATTAGATGGTTCTATCCTTCTGCTGAATCTACAGAAAATAATCGTTACATTGCATTTAACTATCAAGAAAACACTTGGACGATTGGGCAAATTGCTAGAACGGCTGCGGCTGATGCTGGTGTTTATCGTTATCCAATCTACGCTAATCCAACCGACAAGAAATTATACGAGCATGAAATAGGGTTCAATTATGATGCCCTAACGCCCTTTGCTGAGACAGGCCCAATCATACTAGGCACAGGCGATAATGTAATGTCGGTCACTCAGCTAATACCTGATGAACGCAATCAAGGTGATGTAAAAGCCACACTAAAGACTAGATTTTATCCCAACGATACTGAGCGCAGTTATGGGCCGTTTACAATGACTAACCCTGTTTCATTAAGATTAACAGGTAGGCAAGTTCGATTGCGGATAGACACGTTTGTACCGGGTGATTGGCGCGTAGGTATTAATCGCCTCGAAGTTAAAGCAGGGGGTAATCGTTGAGTATTCAAATGCCACCAAAACCAACGGGTAATAGTTGGAATAATTATGCACAGAGATTAAGTGATTACTTATTACAAGTTCGATCACAATTACGGCACAAATCTTCAACTGACTCAGCGACAGAAAACGGCATTTTATTGTGGGACACAACAGGCTACCCCGTAGTTTCAAAAAACAATACATTTGTGGGCGTTGAATTAAAATCGCCTGGTTACACTGTGGCAGCATTACCTACAGGTGTAGTGGGGCAAAGAGAATATGTTACTGACGCATCTTCACCTAGTTTTGGTGCAGCAGTGTCAGGTGGCGGTTCAGTCGTAATACCTGTGTTTAAAAATGCCTCGGCTTGGGTCGTGGGTTAAGCATGAATGAGCTAGAAAGATGCAGAGGTTGGATAGAAAGCGCACTTGAATATGGTGGCGGTACGCACACTTTTGAAGATGTGAAATGTGGTATAATCGAAGGTAAATCACAGCTATGGCCTGCGGCTAATTCCTGCATTGTGACAGAGATAACGAAGCACCCACAAAAGAAGGTTTTACACGTTTTCTTAGGTGGTGGAAATCTTGAAGAAATTATAAGCATGCACGACTCAGTAATACAGTGGGCCAAAGATCAGGGCTGTGAAAGTTTAACCATGACAGGCCGAAAAGGTTGGTCAAAAGCATTAAAGAAATCTGGCTGGAAATCGCAGCTAGTTCTACTTGAAAAGAGGTTTTAAGAATGTCAAAAGGCGGCACTACATCAGCAGGCTCGGCAACAGAAATACCACAGTGGGTGCAAGACGCTGGACGCAAACAATATCAGACGGGTACAGAACTAGGGCAAATAGGTTACACGCCCTATTATGGTGCTGATGTTGCAGCCTTTAATCCCTTGCAAACGGCTGCTTTTGATTCAACAGGAATGGCTGCTAATGCCTTTGGAATGGGTGGTGGTTCACCTACGTTTGCCACAGACGGAATACAAGCACCTCAGACCTTTGCAGGCGGTATGCGAGGCTATTCGGGTATGCCCATGTATACAGAGGCATTAAATACGTTAGAGCAGCAACGTCCGTTCCAGAAACAGCAACTTGAACAACAGTTCATTGACCCAACAACAGGGTTAACGCCAGAAGGCCGTAAAATTCAAGACATTAATTCTTTATACAACGAAGCCTTTAATCGCAATGTTGGGCTAGAAGGTGTTTCTACATATCTTCCTTTGGTTCAGCAGGGTATGACGCAGAACGAATTACGCAGAGTTTTATACGATAGCCCAGAAGCGAAGGCTTTAGGGAAATCATCATTAGGCGCACCCATTGAGATAGGTGTTGGCGGTGGCTTATTAGGTGGCGCAGAATATGTTCCTCCAGCCTTAGTTTCTGGCTCTAGCGGTGTTTTAGATTCTGTGACAGGCGCAGGCTCAACAGTGGTTGATACAGGCTCAACAGTGGCTAATACAGGCTCAACAGTTAATGATGGTCTTTTATCAACAGTAGCCGATGTAGCATCAGGCCAGCAGATGATCGGTGACATACTAACTGATACTGATATGTCTACAGCAACACCTAGCACGTTCGATCTTTACGGCTCACAAATTGACCAGTTAATGCCTATTTACCAGCAAGAGTTAGGGCGCGGTTTACAAGACTCTGAGGCATTAGCTTACTACGGAGAAGAATTAAAAAGTGGACGCATGACCCCAGAACAAGTTAGAGCCAATATAGCTAGTAGCATTGAAGGTCAGGATTATATAACGCCAGCAGAACAGGCGGCTATTGACGCTCAAAACTCAGCCAATCTAGGCTTTGGCACAAGTTCAACAACGGGTAATGCTGCTGATGATGCGGCTCAACTTGCTGCATTTAATCAATTTTCTTCAGATAGTAATGATGTTCGCCTTGCGGGTCTCACAAACCGCGGCCCAGGTGGAGAGTTTACTTTACCAGACTATGAAAATGATTTAACAAACGTCTTTACGGGTGCGTCTGAATACCTTAAAGGCTTTGCAACTGAAATGACAAAAGTTTTAGACAACAGTTTAGTGGGCAAGATTGCTAATACTCTTGAGGGACAACAGACCTCAAGCGCACTTGTTGCCGCAACTGGTGCGCCAAAAGAAGACATTAATCTAGCTATGGAAATATTGAGCAAAGGAAATGAAGTGGTACAGGCTGGATTTAAAATGACGCCACTTGGTCAGCTTGTGTCTGCCATTATTGCTTCTACTGCTGCTGGCGGTCTTGTTTCTAGCAGCACTACTGACTCTAGTTACACTACTGGCAATAATGACAATAAATCTAATAACAACATAAACAGCAATGTTGGTTTACAGGCTGGTCAAACTGATTACGGATTATATTGATGAATAATATTATTAATTAATTTTTACGCAAACAAATGTTAGTAAGCATACTTTTTAATGTGAATAAAGTAGCAAAGGATTAAATTATGGCAGGCTCATCGACAGGCAACACTATTGCCCAAACAGGTACAGGAATAGGCCAGGCGTTGCCTCTTGCTAACCAAAACATTTACCAGCAATCACAGCAAGGTTTGGCTAGAGCAAACCAAGCAACTAACGCTGGTACTCAATTTAGCCCTATGGCGATTACGGCTCCAACTGCTGCAACAATGAATCAGTATTCAAATCCGTATGAAACGGGTGTGATAAACACAAACCTTGCTGACATTGAACGATCACGGCTTCTTGCTCAGAACAACATGGGCGCACAGGCTACCGCAGCTAACGCCTTTGGTGGCGCAAGGCATGGCATTGCTGAATCCGAAACTAATCGTGGCTTTGCAGATCGTGCAGCAGCCATGTCAGGTCAGTTAAGGCAGCAAGGTTATAACACCTCACAGCAAATGGCACGACAAGCGCAAATGCAGAACCAGCAAGCCCAGTTGCAAGGTCAGCAACAGCGTATGGGTGCAGCTAACCAGTTAGGCACTTTGTCTAACTTAGGTTTTGGCATGGGTCAACAGATTGATGCTCAGATGCAGAATCAAGGGCTACAGCAACAAGGCGTTCAGCAAGCGGTTATTGATGCCGCCAAGGCTCGATATGCAGCCTTTGTAGCGCAACCAAACCAAGCGTTAAATATGCCACTACAGGCGTTAGGTGCTGCTCCATATAATCAGAATACAAATGAAACAAGCACCTACAGGCCAGGTTTGTTTGATTATTTATCGCTTGGTGCAACTGCCGCTGGAGGTAGATAATCATGGGATTACTGGATAACTTTGGCAGTAAAGTAGGCACTTATTTAGGTGATAAAGAAAACCTTCTTAATCTAGCTTCTGGCTTTGCCAGCATGAGTGGTAATCCAAACACCGCAAGCATTATGGCAGGTATTCAAAGTCAAAAAGCATCGTTACTAAAAAGGCGTGATGCTAAAGCCGCACAAGATTTAGCCACAAGTCAGGCAACAGGTCAAAGAAATAAAACGGCTGCCATGCTTATAGCTAAAGGTGGAAAATACGCAGAAATAGGCAATCAACTACAAAATGGTTCAATAACTTTTGAACAAGCTAGAGATGATTATCAAACTCTAAGTAAATTTGATATGGAGCAAGGTGTCAAAAAACCTCCTGTAACTTACAGTATGCTTCCATTTACAGAAGCTGTAAGGCTTGGGTTAGACCCATCAATTCCGCGTCAGGTAAGTAGTGATGGTAAAATTATGCCAATTAATAGTGGCAGTGGTGGGCCTAACATTGACATTACAAATAATGCTGCTCCTATTGGAGATAAACTTACTAATACTGCTGATGAACAACAATTTAAAGAAATTGGTTTGGGTTCTGGTCGATCTGTTAATTCACTGGCGTCTACTTATGAATCTTCAAGAGCATCACTAAAGCAAATTGATTTATTATCCCAAGTCGGGTCAATAATGGATAATAGTTCTTCATTGCCTCCAGCTATGTTAAATATGCTTCCCGAAGGCTTTGGTAGTAGCCCATTAGATGCGTATCGTGCTGTTGCTAATGGTGTAGCCCAAGGGATGTATGTTCCTGGTTCTGGTACACAAACAGAAAATGACTTTAGAGTATTATTGTCACGCGCTGGTAGTGCGAGCATGACTTCTGATGCCAGAATACTGATTCAAAAAGGGCTTAGAGCAGCAACTCAAAGAAAAATGGATTTAGCAGCAGCAGCACAGGCATATCAAATAAATGCCAACCCAGACACAAGAAAAATTTACCAAGACGCAGTTAAAGAAATTCAAGATAGACCATTATTCTCACAAGAAGAAAGAAATTTACTTAATTCTTTTGGGCCTACGTTTGACTTTAGTAAATTACCAAAGCCTCAACAAGTTTATGCTTCTCAGTTATCTGATAAAAATGCAAAGGCATTTCTTACTATGCCTAAAGATATGCAAGCTAAACTATATGCAGCGTATTTGGAAGATAAGGTAAATTAAATGGCTGATTTGAGTGCTGGTGAACAAGTAATTTTTGATGAATATTTTGCTAATAATTCTAATGGAGGGTTAACCGCAGATCAGTCTTTTGATCAGGAAATGGAAAAGCAAGATAATCGCGGAAGCATTGAAAAGGGAGTTGATGCTGTTGTTAGTGCTGTTGGTTCTGCTGCTGATTGGGTTACTGGTGCTAATACAGAACCACAAATACCAAAACTAAGTGATTTAGGCGTAAACAAATTAGCCACTAGCAAAGCTGGAAAATCTTTAATTATGGGGGTTCTTGCCTCATCTTCTGATGATGATCGTATTAAAAAAGGATTTCAGCAAGCGATACCTGATGCTGAATTTAGCCAAGACAGTTTTGGTAACTTAGTTGTAACAGCCGCAACTAGCAGAAATGAGAAGGGTCAACCTCAAACATATCAAAGGTTTTACCCTAACCCACAAGGCGCAGATTTGGCTACAGCATATAATGTTTCCAGCATTGCCTCATTAGCCGTACCTATACAAAAATTTGTAGGTGGCACAGGATATACTGCCGCAGCATTAACTGGTGGCATTGAGGGCGGTTTGCTAGAAGCGTTTTCATCATACTTGGCTAAAGATAAATACAATGTAATGGAAGTGCCAAAGACTGCGCTTGGAACAATAATAGCCAAGCCATTTGGTGACTTATTAGGAGCAGCTTTTAATAAAGTTAAAGAAATAGTAAATAGAGCAAAGTTGGGCGATATGCCTACTGGCGCAGCAGAGCAAGAGATTGCTGACGCTTTAGTAGAAGAAGGGTTAAACCCTGACGATGTATTAGACTCAGTTTATCGTGAAATGAACGTAGATATTGGCTCTGGCTCTACTCCTGCTGAAACTGCAAGGTACAGGACTGCACAGGCATTAAACCCACCTGTTCCAATGACAAGAGGTGATGTGTCAAATGACAAAAGCCGTGGACTACTTGAAGACTCTATTTTATATGGAAATTATGGCGATTCAGCAAGGTCGCAAATGGAAGGGATTAGGGCAGATCAAAATATAGCCATTGAGCAGAATTTAGGAAATATTAAACAGCAGATGGCAGGCCCAGAAGGGCAAGTAATAGATAAAAGGGTAGGTGGCGCACAGGCACAAGCAGAACTTGTTGCTTCAAAGGCTGCACAAGGCACTGCAAGGGATGCGGCATACGATACTGCAAGAGGAAGTGAAGCGTTTATTGACCCAGATAACGGAAGCCAAATAGCAGGCACAATATTACAGAATGTTAATGCTAACTTTAGCGATATTAGTGCGCCTACTGCATATCGTTTATTCAATAAAGAACTAGCACCATTGCTTCAAGAAGGTCAGTCTTTAAGGTCAATATTTGAAGCTAGAAAACTTCTTAGCAGTCATGCTAATCAAGCAGGCCCAGAAGGTGCTGCTGCTGCTGCAATGAACCGACAATTAGATCAGCAATTAGTAGACCAATCAAATGACTTGCTCTTGTATGGGGATTCTGACTCTGTAGCCACTTGGCTTGATGCTATAAGTCAACACAAAGACTTTATGAAAAAGTGGGAAGATAACGGCATATTAAAAGAATTAACATCTAAAAGTATCCGTGACGGGGAAATGGTCTTAAATAAAGACCCTACTGATGTAGCTAACGCTATATTTAGTATTGCTTTAAACCCAAATAAAACAGGCATGACTCGTAATCTTATTACTTTAAAAAAGGAACTTTCCTCAGAAACATGGAACGGATTGCGCCAAGAGTTTTTCATTAAACTATCTGAAAAAATGATGAAAACAAATGGTGATTTAGCTGGTCAAACATTTGCTACGTCATGGAAAGCAGTAAAGTCTAATAAGACGCTTGTTAATACCCTATTTACAAAAGAAGAAAGATCTAAAATTGATGCTTTAGCGTCTACTGCAATGAGAATTAGTAGTAAGGCAGCAAACTACTCCAACTCAGCTAATAGTCTTTTAAATGGGCTTAAAGGGGTTATCAATATGTTTGGCCCCACACCTGTTAGCAGGGGTGCTGGTAGCTTGCCAATCGTAACTCAGGCAATGAGTGCTAGTGCCAAAGGTTCAATGGCACAAAGCCCACTACCCAAAAGGCCAAGTGCAATGAGACAGTGGCTAACTACAACGGCTGGCATTACAGTAGGTGCAGAAACAGTTGAAGGTACAACCAACGCTCTGCTAGGTAATTCAGCATCATCTGGAGAAAATAAGTAATGCCACAAATGAAAGAAGATGAAATCCAAGGCGCAGTAAAAGCCGCTATTGAGGCTGCTATTGATTACGTTGACAGTGACATTCGAGATCAGCGAGAACGCGCTCAAAAGTATTTTGATGGTGCTGTAGACCTTAGTCACGAACAGGGCCGATCTAAAGTTGTTTCAACTAAAGTGCGTGATGTTGTGCGTGGTGCAAAGCCTGGTTTAATGCGTGTGTTTCTGACTAACGATAAGTTTGTTGAATTTACACCCAAAGGCCCAGAGGACGTTCAAAATGCAGAACAAGCCACAGCATACACTCATTGGGTGTTTAACAAAGTTGGGGGCTACAACGTATTAAGTAATGCGATACATGATTCGCTGGTTAAGAAAGTCGGCATAGTGAAGGTGTGGTGGAATAACGAGACCATTGCAGAATCGCACACTTATGAGAATTTGTCTGATGAAGAAGTTGAAATGCTCTTGTCTGATGATGAGGTTGAAATCGTTGAACACTCGCAAGAGATAGAAATGGAAATGGACGAAATGGGCATGGAAATGTCTCGCAATGTTCATTCAATGTTAATTTCTCACAAGCGAGAAGAAGGGGAAATGGTCATTGAGGGTATCCCCCCAGAAGAATTCTTTATTGACGGGACTGCAAAGTCGATTGATGATGCCTACATTGTCTGCCATAAATCTGAAAAATATGCAGGCGATTTGGTTGCAATGGGATTTGACCAAGACATTATTGATGGTTTAGCTGGAGAAGAAGATGAATCATTAAGTGATGAAGAAAGTTTGTTACGTTTTGGAACCAGTATTGATACCTCAAATAACACTGTAAATGACCCATCCATGCGTGTCGTTGTGGTTACCGAAGCCTATTTAAAAATAGACATTGAAGGTGATGGTGTACCAACACTACACAAGTTTTTATGTGGCGGCACTAATTACGAAATATTAGAGCAAGAGCCTTGGGATAAAGCCCCATTTGCTGATTTCCACGTTGACCCAGAACCACACGCATTTTATGGAAGATCGCTTGCTGAATTAGTAATGAATGACCAAGACACAACCACTAGCGTATTACGCGGCATACTAGATAACGTGGCCTTGGTAAACACGCCCAGATTAGAAGTTAATGAAGATTTGGTGGAAATGGACGATGTGCTTAATAACGAGATCGGCGCAATCATTCGCAGTGAGCAAATAGGGTCAGTAAACCCCCTTGTAGTGCCTTTTGTAGCTGGTTCCACACTACCAGCACTACAATACCTAGATATGCTCGTAGAGGAGAAAACAGGCATCTCTAAGATGAGTATGGGCCTTAACGCAGACGCCTTGCAGAACACAACAGCGACGGGTGCAGCATTGACCGCACAAGCCAGCGCAGGCCATGTAGAAGTTATGGCTAGAAACCTCGCAGAAGGCATGAAACGATTATTCCAACTCATGCTACACGTTTCCATCAAAAACAGCCCAGATGAGCAAATGATGCGTCTTAACGGGGAGTTTATACCTGTTGACCCGTCAGTGTGGGATAGCACGATGGATATGGAAATCAATGTCGGTCTAGGTACTGGCAAAGAGGACGTTAAAGCTGCCGCGCTAATGCAAACTTTCCAAACTCAGCAGCAGATATGGCAAACCTACGGGGCGCAAAATGGCTTAGTTTCAATGACTCAAATGCGAAACACGCTATCAGATATGCTGGCTTTAAGTGGCCTTAAAAATGCTGACCGCTATTACGCGCCAATGACACCAGAGAAAGAGCAGCAGTTAATGGCTCAAATGGCACAACAAGCCCAACAAGAAGCTGCTATGGCTCAACAGCAGGGCGACCCAATGGCACAGGCATTGATTGAATCTGAGCAGATAAAAGCGCAAGCGCGTATGCAAGGCGATCAAATGAAAATGCAGGGCAAGATGCAGGCTGATAACATTAAGATGCAAGCCAATATGCAAGTTAAAGCGGCTGAAATGCAGAGCGCACAGGGCAAGGAACTGGCTGATTTACAACTTAAATATCGTGAATTACAAACTGGTGATGATCTGAACCGAGATAAAATGAACCAGGAGCTACTTATTGAAGCCGCTAAAATCTTAGGTCAGTACGGAACAGCAGTGGATGTTGAACGTGTTAGAGCCATGCAAGCGGCTCCCAGATTAGGCAATGTGCAATGATTTTAAAATCACAGGCTGAAAATTTGTTAACTAATGAGACTTTTTTGGAAGTTTTTGTTAGCCTACGAACAAATCAGTGTAATGTTTTCTTACATTCCAAGGCTGATGAAGTAGCAAAAAGAGAAGAAGCCCATAACTTATTACGGGCTTTAAATGAATTTGAGAATATCTTGAAACGGGCAATAACCAATCAAGATTTTCGAGATAAACGCAGCAAATAAAGGATAGCACCGTGGAAACGACTACCGAGTTGAGCATGGAAAATGCAGTTGAGGCGTTAATGGCTCAAGAGCCAGAAGTAGCCAAGGCAGAAACTACCGATACCGAAGTGGATGAAGTAGAAGAAACCGAGGTTGAAGAGGCTGACGTTGAAGATTCAGATGAAGATGCAGATGATGCAGATGATGATGAAGATGAATACGAAAGTGACGAAGGTGATATAGATTCCGAAGAACTAGACGATCAAGCTGAGACAAAACTTTACCCCGTAAAAATAGACGGGGAAATAGTTAATGTAACTCTAAGCGATCTAACCAAAGGTTATGGCGGTGATCAATTTAACCAAAAAAACATGAGACACAATGCTGAACAGCGCAAAGTTATGGAAGAGGCTTTTAATAATCTCAACCAGCAACGAGCGCAGATTGATCAGTATGCACAAAAACTTAGTCAGAACGGCTTAGTGGCAAAACCTGTTTTTCCCTCAAGAGAATTATTTACAAATGACCCTCTGGGTTATATGGATGCTGAACTTGAGTACCGAGAAAAGATGGGATTGTACCAAGACGATCAAAACCAGTTACAGCAAAACCATCAAGAAGTGCAAAAGGCGCAGGCAGAAGCTAACCAAGCGAATTTGCAATATCAGCAAGAAGAATTGAAACGATTAGTTCCAGATTTTGCAGATGCTAAAAAAGCAACAAAATTGAAGGACAATCTTATTGAGCATGGCAAAAAGCGTAATTTTACTGCGGCTGAAATAAATTCAGTTGTAGATGCGCGAACCATGCACGTTCTTCACGAAAGTATGCTGTGGCGTCAGTCATTAGAGGGCAAGAGTAATGTGCAAGCAAAGCTTAAAAAAGCCCGTCCGTTAATGAAATCTGGCGTCAAGAAAACTGGTGAATCTGCTAAAAGTGTTGAAACAAAACTCATGTCTAAATTGAAAAAATCAGGCAGCGTCCAAGATGCAGCCGCATTATTGTTTAATAACTAACTTATTGATTTTAAAGGATTTATCATGGCACAACCCACCAACACGTTCGATACATATGATTCTAAGGCCCTAAAAGAGGACGTTTCTTCCGTCATCTATAACGTCGACCCCAGTGAAGTACCTCTGCTTAGTTCGATTCCCAAAGTTTCAGCAACTAACACTTTGCACCAGTGGCAAACCGATACTTTACGTCCTGGAGTTTCAACAAACAAAAATATCGAAGGTGACGCAACAACCGCAGAGCAACGAACCTCTGTTGCTCGTATTCACAACTTCACTCAGATATTTAAAAATGCTGTCACAATTTCTGGCACTGATCAGAGCGTAACCAATATCGGTTATGGTCAACAAATGGCGCATGAAATAATCAAAGTCGGCAAAGAGCAAAAGACAGACATTGAATCTAGTATTTTTGCCAATCTCGCGTTTGCTTCTGGTAATGCAACCACTGCGCGTGTAATGGGTGGATTAACGTCTTACATTAAAACCAATGTGACCAACATCACGGGCGGTGGTGGTGCTAACCCAACGGGAACTGTTCCTGGTGCAACTGCTCGGACAAATGGAGCCTTGACTGTGTTTAATCAGACTAAGTTTGATGCTTGTATGCAGCAAATTTGGACCTCAGGGGGCACTCCCGATACTGTATATCTAACCAGTGGACAAATGCAGAGGGCACTTTCATTTGTGGGCAACAATAATGAACGCGCTACTGCTCAAAATGGCAAGGTTTCACAGCTACTTTCGATCTATATGACGCCCTGGGGTTCTGTGACGTTCACTCCGTCGCGTCATCAGGAAAGCAGAAGTGTGTTCATCTTACAGAGCGATATGCTGGCATTAGCATCATTACGTCCGATGAAAACTGAGGAACTTGCTAAAAATGGGGATAATGTCACGAGACAATGCTTAACGGAGGCCACTTTGGTCGTTCGTAATGAGAAATCATTAGGATTGGTTGCTGACTGTTCAGCTTAATTAAAGCACAACACCAAGGGGCTGAAATACGCCCCTTTTTTTAGGATAACTTTAATGGCTAAGATTTCAGAAAAATGGGTTGCTGATGGTGACAAAATTCATGTAATACGAAAGCATGATTGGAACCCAATGTTAGACCAAGCGCAAGCATACCGCGACCAAGGCATTGATGGGTTTGGCGAGAACAAACTTGTTGGCGTTATTGATGCGGCATTGATGGGCGAATGGCTAAAAGAGGCTGGCGTGGCTTGGGATGATACTCATGCTAAAGCCGAAGTGGTTAAGCGCAAAATGCTATCGGGTGAGTTTGATAAATTGCGTGTTTGGGATAAGACTTATTAGTGTGGCCCAGCCCCTTAGAGCTTTATCCTGTTCATGTATCTCCAACGATAGCACCACAAGGCATGGCTTATGTAATTGAACCGCAAGTAATACGGGAGCAAGATTATATGCGTGTACAGCCAATCAGCAAACCATACGAAATAACCGCTTACAGCACTTTACACTGGATTGTCTGATGCTTGCGGAAATTGCGATTGCGAATGCAATTTGGAAGACTTTATCGACTGCTCTCAAAAATGGCAAGCAGCTATATGAGGTAGGTGGTCAAGTAAGTGATTACCTGTCAGCAACGCAAAAGGTAAAAGAGAAAGCTGGAGATGCCAACAGCCGTGGCACAGCCCTAGAAGCGTACCAATTTGCAGAGCAAGAGCGAGTTAGGCGTTCTCAGCTTGAATTCCACCTAAAAAAGAGCCGATTAAATGGGTGGAGTGACTTTGTAAAATTCGAGGCCGAGTGGCACAGGCAACGAAAAGAAGAAGAAAAGGAGAAAATAAACGCTCGTATTAGAAGAAATAACAAACTACAAAAAGATATTTCTTTAGCTATCAATATAGGTATTTTCATGATTATAGCAATGGGGCTTTTGTTCGGAATTGCAGTTTATTATATGAGACCATAAATGAAAGACATCGAATTAAGTGACGCACAACTAGATAAAATTGCTGAACTCGCTAGTGAAAAATCTATGGCAAAATTTCACCAAGCTGTAGGCAAGTCTGTAATTAAAAAAGGTTTATGGCTTGCTGCTGCTGTCGGTGTGGCTGTTCTAGTTTTTCTACAGGAGGGAATGCAAAAATGAGTTATTCATTTGGTAAAAATAGTTTAAAACATCAAGAGGGTCTTAACCCTGACTTAAAGTTGATTTTAAAACGCGCCTTGGAAATATCAGTTTTCGATTTCGGTGTTCCACAAACGGGTGGGGCGAGATCAGCAGAGACTCAAAACCGCTTATACTTAGATGGCAAGAGTCAACTAGATGGTCTGAACCACCTTTCAAATCATCAAAGCGGAAATGCTGTAGACGTTTTCGCAATAGATCCAGAAACGGGGAAAGCCTCATGGGATCACGAAATGCTTGCCGTAATCGCAGCGGCTATGCTTCAAGCTGCTAGTGAGCTTGAGACAGCACCATTACGATGGGGTGGCTTATGGGGTCATTACGGGAGAAATGGGGCGTTTTGTGACAGACCTCACTTTGAATTAGTAATAGAGGACTAATTATGGGCTGGTTATCAAGTTTAGTAGGCGGTGGGGTTGTAGAGCCGATAGCAGCGATTGGCTCAGTCTTAGACAATCTGATAACTACTGATGAAGAAAGGGCAGCAGCAGACCTTTTAAAGTCTAAACTGGCACAACAGCCAGCAATGGCCCAAGCTGAAATAAACAAAGTGCAAGCGCAACACAGGTCAACATTTGTTGCAGGAGCAAGGCCATTCTTAATGTGGGTTTGTGGTCTAGGCTTTTTGTTTGCTTTTGTTGTTAACCCCATTCTTCAATGGTTAGCACCCGATTTAGGCGCACCAGAATTGCCGTTAGATGCAATGATGGAATTAACCCTAGCCATGCTAGGACTAGCTGGATTACGCACAGCAGAGAAGATTAAAGGCGTATCTAAATAATTCCCCATGCTAGTTCTCCCTAGCCTTAGACCACTATGATCAGGTGGTCTTTTTTTGTGCGGCATTATTTAAAGATTCAGTAACCCATTGAGCTAACTTTTGACCTTTAGCCGCATTGACCCACTTAGCCTTTTCGCTAGGTGTACAGCGCATAGTTAGCACTGATGATTTGGTCACTTCTTTTCTGGCGTTATTGTTGCCAGCGCTTCCATGTTGTTCAGTCATTAAGTAACTCGCTTAAACTTTTTATATCATTTAACTCTTTTTATAGTCGCCAGCCATTTCAGCCGCATTTATCTCTTTTTCGGTCATTTGGTCAAAGAAATAATCAAGCATGCAATACGCTTTGCTTCGACCATCTTTATCATCTTCATCAACTCGCATAAATATATCTAGTGCTAAAACAAGAGCCTCATGGTTATTGTTTGGTTTTCTATATCTCATACATCAAATCCACTTCTTTTTGAGCCGTAATTACTTAGAATACACCAGCCCCAAAAATCACCATCAATACCATCAATGTAACAATCGTCCCAAAACAAGCCAGCTTTAAAGCCTTCACTTTTTAAAACCTGTAACGCAATTACAGCTTGGAGTGCGCCACCATCTACCCAATGAACATGACTGTCGGATAAATCAAACTCTTTTATTTCGTCACCTTCTTCCCAGATGAAGCGATCAGCATTAGACATTTCAATGCCGTCAGTTGAACATTGCGTATGACTAAACATTTTAAAATGCTTCAAGGTTAGTTCAACATTCATGTATCACCTCCACTTCTTTTTTGGCCCTAGCCACTTCAATGTCTGTAAGTTTTGCAGCAAAGCTTTCAGCCATTTGTAAAGCACGATTAAACTGTTCGTCTGTGTCTGCTGTAATACCTAAGTTTAAAGCCAGCACTAAAGCCTCGTAGTCATTCGTTGGCTTGTTCATGCGTCACCTCCAAAAAGATAATCGTTTTCTGCAATAAATTTGTTAAGCACAATCTGAACATCAGCATGGCCTTTAAATTCTTTGGCCTCTTGAATAGTTAAGAAGTAGCAGTTACTAAGGTCATGCCCAATGGATTCTTTGGCTGCGTCAATTTCGCTATCAGCATCTTTTAAAGAGTAACATTCTGTTTGACCTGACCATCCAACAACTATTACTTTTTTATCATTCTTTAAAATTTCGTTATATTCATCAGGAATTTCATCTCCAAAACAATCAACAGCGTTTTCCATATTCCATTCTTCATAGCAAAAATCATGCACTTCACTTGCCATTTGAATTATGTGTTGTTCATCTTTTGCAACCCAAACGCTTGGGCTTCTTTGATGGGGTACTTCTACTATTATAATGCTCATAATCTACTCCTAGTACCAAGTGCCGCCTGGTCGGTGTGGGCTAACTCAACCCATAACCATATTGTATAGACATAACGGATAGATGTAAAGGGTTATTGGTAATAGAATGTCAATTCACCCAAATCAAAAAAGGTGGGTCTGCAATAGAACTGTCCGAACAGTTTAAGAAGTGTCCGACTTTCATCCAGTTGAGTAATTAATTGTTCGGTTTAAAACCGAGAAATTAAATTTACAATATGGTTATGCGGGCATGTACACTTTTTGCGCGCAGAAGTACCCGTATGTGCGCAGACGGGTATTTAAAATTAATCATGGGTGGTTCTAAGTCAGACAAATTATCTGAGTTAAGGCCACCCTAAATTAAATTAATTATTTATAGCAACAGAACGGGGTTTACTTTATAGTGTCGTTTTTCAACAAAACACTTTCCGAATATACAGTGTTGAAGTTTGAAAGAAACCAGGCGGTTTAGGGTTGTAAAAATCGTAAATTGTTCGGAAATAGAGGGTTAAGTCTTTGTTTTAATAGATTAAACCCTCAGATTGTGATTCCGGTGGTCGTGGGTTCGAGCCCCATCGTCCACCCCACTATGTATACCTTTCAGCGATAGCCCTTACTAACTTCCGAACACTTCCGAATATTTTTCCGAATATACAGTGGTGTTCATCCATCCAGTTTGGGCCTATTTTAGAGTAGGAGTGACCTTTACTTTTCGATCATAGATTGCCACTTGCGCCTGAGTTTTGTGACCAGAAAATTCTTGCTTGTTTCCCTCGTAGTCAGAAATGGCTTTTGCTTTAATATCGTGAAAAGTAAAATCTATACTTAATTCACCATCATATTTAAGCTTTGCTTCTTTTCTGGCTTTTAATGCCCATACTTGTAATGTGTCTTGTGCTGGACGATGCCCTTTCTTGTTACAAAACACTAATTCAAAATTAGTTACTTCTTGTACTGACAAAGCCAGGTCAACCGCAGCCCTTAATCGTGGGTTCCATTCTTTGATTTGCTTCTTGCCTGTTTTACCCTGTCGAATAAAAATACCTTCTTTTCTTAATTGGCTGCGCTTTAGACTCCATACATCACCTTGTCTAGCTGCACAGCAATAGCTTATTTCCATTGCCGCAGCCAATAAAGGCCACTTAATATAAGCCTCTGCCAACCAAAGGAAGTATTCCCAATCCTCAATATAGCGATCACGGGCAGGCTCTTTAAAGTCTTTAACACCTATAGCTGGGTTTATTTGAACTTTGCCGTTTTCATAGGCCCATGCAAAAACTGTGCTTAAAAATGATCTTTCACGATTGGCTTGAGTAGTTACGCCACCTTCTTTGCGCTTATCCATGTATTGTCTGATATGGTGCGGCTTAATGCGGTGACGATTCATTTGACCAAAACCAGATATAAACTTTTCAGCGTATCGCGCATAATCTATTTTAGTTCTTGGCATTAAGTCTCTGTGGTTTACGCTTGCCATGTACCCACGGATAACTTCAGCGAACGCACCTGTTGGTTCTTCATGCAGCAATCTAGCCGATTGATACTTTGCTAGGATTATTTCTTTAGGCTCAGTTAACTTTCCCAGACGCACACAGCCGCCAGCCTTGGGTCTGTACTCAAATGCCGACTTACCTAAATAACATCTGGTTGGTAGCCAATCTGGGCCGTTAATTCTTTTTCTAGGAGCCATTTATAAACCCATTGAGCTAAAGTCTGGTTCATCATTATGCGCCAAGGCTTCATTAAACCGCAAATGTGTGGGATTGTTAAAAGAATACCAGGTAACGTGAGGCGCACCATTAGCGTCTTTAACAAAGAATATGCCATGTTCAGTTAACACTTTGCATTGCTTGGCTTGGGCTTTATATCCCGTTACTCGTTCAAGCTCTTGTTCGCTCATTAAATCATTCATTTTTTAATTTTCCTTTTACGCGCCCATTTAATTAAAAGGTGTCGCCTATTTATCTCTGCAACAATGTCAGCGTCACTAAGCATTGTTATAGGCACTGGCACTTGCACTTGAAGTTTATTATTCATACCCAACCCATAATTTCATCGTGTGCCATTTCCTGCACAAACTCTGGGTTGTCATTAGTTAAAGTTTCTAACTGTTCATCTGACAATGGGTTGCCATTCGCATCATCTGCACTTTCAATATAAGCGTCTACAAAGTCTGGGTAATCTGCTGTGCAAATGCCAGATATGGTGACATTGGTTAAACTATTAATGTTCATTTACCACTCCCGGTGCATTTGTTCATCAGTTAATGCTTCTGGGTGATGCCAAGTAAAATTTTCATCTTCAACCGACATATTGCAGTCTGAACAATATTTTTTATCTACAAACAAAAGTGCAGCATCAATGGCGTCATGGGCCTTTTGGTGGTATTCACCTCGGTATATTTCATTGCTATATTCATCAAGAACGATGGGCAAGTAGCCCACCCCGTCCACTTTCTTAATAATGAAATCCATAACTTACCCCTTAAAATGGTATATCGTCGTCGAAAGCATCGTGTGGCCCTTTATCCATGCCAGCCATGACCGCTTCTTTAGCCTGCGCCATTTGTGTTGACTGCTGCGGTAGCTGGCGGTGTGCTTGCGTCTCTTTAGGTGTAAAAGAAAACTTCATAGCTGGCGCATTAGGGTTCCCATCCTTGTTACGCAGCCAACCAGACACCCAGTAATCAACACCGCCTACTTCTGCATTGCCCTTAAAGTGGGGGTGTGTCTCAGATTCACGCTTGTCGTTTTTCCAAATACCGCCTTTATTTGAATTATCCCAATTACTCATGCTGCTTCTCCTTTGCCAAAGTAGGCTTGTTTAAATTCAGTGGTTCTAATTAACTTTTGTTCTTCTGTTGTGAACACTCCACCTTTTGAATATGCTTTCCACAACCCCATTTGATCGTCCTCTGTAAGCTCAAACCAAGCCTCTGCTGCTGCTGTAATTTCTCCTGACTCAATGCCAGCTTTTACACATTCAATAGTCGTAGAGTGCTTTGTAGCTAGATCGTTGTAGACTATATTGGCCTCTTCTTTCGACATATTTGGTTCTGGGCTGGCTGGCTGACTCGCCATACCTTCAAGACTTATTTCTGAATCGTTTGTCATATCAATCACTACAGTTTTATCTTCATCGTGCTTATTTGTAACGTCTGAATCAGCCTCAGAATCTATGGAGAAAAGCCCTGCTAAACAATACTTACGAGCATAGGAGCTAGTGCTTCCCGTTAGCTGGCTAGAATCCATGCCTTTCTTAACGCTTGCTTCTCTAGCGTAAGCTGTGGCGGTTATAGTGTCTGTTCCGCTGCTAAGTGTTGCAGTAGCCTTAATGTATACGCGCTGAGTTTTAACAGTGACGCCAGCCGCTACAATTTCATCCTCTAACATTCCACTAAATACAAGTTCATCACTTAGCGTTAATGACAAGTCGCCTAGAAATGGCTTAACAGCTTTTAATATATCTTCACATGATCGAAAGTTGTATTTGCCAAAATTATTACGCTGGCCTTTTGGTGCTTTAAGATTTTGCTGAATTTCAGACAGCTTTTTTTGAATAGTCATACGTCACCTCTTTTTATTTCATCAACAATTTTTAATGCTGCTTCTTTGTAAGCCAAATGCTTTTCAGCGTTTAGGTTTTGGCAATATGGATTGTTGTATTCAAACAATTTGTGAAAATCGCTTAAAGCCTCTAAATAAATATCGTTCATATCTGTACTCCACTTATTATTAAAATGGCGACAAACAACCACACTTGAGTTGTTGCGCTCATGCGCTCATGCCTACCCAGAACCACACTGAACATATAGCCCATATTAAGCATCCGACTGTGTTAATTATTAAAGTCTCTTTAGTCATGGTTAATACTCCGAGTGTTTTTCTGCGTGATATTGCAAAGTTAGCTCTGGGTGGTGGTCTTTAAAATAAACAGCAGCGCACTTAGTAATAACGTCTTGTGAAAGTTGTTGTGCTTCATCGGGAAAGCGGAAAGCTAAATATATGACACGCATCTGTTCGTCCTCATCTCCATACTGGAAAAGGTCGTCAACATGATAATGGGTCGTTCCAATCTTGATATAGCTATCATAAAGAAGATCATCTTTTAGCTCGTTGAACGCATCTTCAAGAATGTAGTCAGGTGCTTCAATAACGTCTGTGTGTGCGTTAATTTGGGCGGTTACATGACAGTGGTTGGTTAATGAGTTCATCTTAAATTTCCTTAGTCAGCTTTATGTCTGTGGTTATGTTAGCTAACTCACAATCAAAAGTACAGCTTTTTCGGAAAAACATTTAAAATGTTAGTTTTTTAATGAATTTTTAGGTAATTTTACTGATATTTTAGAGGGCATTAATAATGATTAAATTATTTATTAGGTGGGCCTTGAGGACACTGTTCGTTTAAATTATTGCCAAAGTTCGTTTTCATGAACTCAAACATTACACCCATTGGGCCATTCTTGGGTCTGGTGTTAGATGAGTGATCGGTGTGAATCAGCCACCATTTATACACAGACTCACGCATCCACGCTAACGCCCGATTTTTATTATTGTTTAATTCTGAAACTAGCATTTCATTTCTCTGATTGATAAGAACCAACTACAGTTCCTATAATCCTGGTTGATGATGAAAACTCTTTTATAGGATAGCGATCATTCAAAGGTTTTAAATGTTCAACACCACCTGTTATAACGTATTCCCGAAAAAAAGAACTTAAATTTTCAGTATCTATCGCCACAATGCGATCTCCACTTACTGGCGTTTTGTCTGGGTCAACGAAAATTAAAACACCTAGCGGATACGATCTGCCATTGCTGGCAGTCATTACTTCATCTTGCACTTCAAGCGCAAAAGAATTTTCCGATAAGTCGTATGGGCATCCTACCCAGTGCTCACTCTCTAACATAAATTTTCCCTCTATTAAGGCTGATAGGGAATTCCAGCTTACCACGGGGGCTTTCCGAGTGATCGGATTTAGCTTTAATCCCCCCCTCGATTCGAGCGCATTATTTGATAATAATTGCTCTATGGTGCATCCAAAAGCCTTAGCTATGGACACTAACCCTGCCGCTTTAACTTCTGCGGTAGGATCAGTTTCTAGTTGAGCAACCCTTGCTCTTGATATTGAGGTTCGATTAGCAAAATCTTGTTGTGACCAACCTTGATCTTTACGCAATTTTTTTACTCGCTCGCCTAAATTCATTTTTTTGTAACCTTAAAATTTATATTAAATGTCGCAAGTAATCTTACAATCTAAATGTGTGAGTTTGATGTCATTTTGGTTGACAGTTTTCTATTAATTTTAGATAGAAGGTTGACATTTATAATGTGAGTAGACTAACATTAAGAAATGAAAGAACTACCAGCAATACCAATTACTGATCTAATAGACGCATTTGGGACTAAAACCAAAATAGGCGAGGCTATTGGAGTTACGCATAGTGCAATCTGTCATTGGGGTGATTTTGTTCCAGCAACAAGACTTCATCAAATGCACTATTTATTGAATCAAATAAATCTAATTGAACAGTCAAGGACGGACATTTAATGAAAGATAAATTGACCAACCCAGTATCAACCTCATTTGATGATGAACTGTACGCGTTTGCAAAAAGAGATGCGGAATTATTAGGTCTTGATGTGTCGTCATACATACGGGCCACCCTCATAGAAAAACGTGAAAAGCGATTCAATGAACTTAGGGTATTCCAAGACTTAATTAAGATTCAAGAAATAGAATAAATTTAATAAATTTTAGGTGCTATATGGAACATCAAGAATACGCGAGAAGGGTCTAGAGTGAGCTTCACGCTTATGGCTAAAGCCAAGCCTATTAAGGTTGGCAACTCAGGCAGAAAGCTAGTGCTAATGATGCTGGCTGACATATCTGACGACTCTGGTAGGTGCTTTCCTAGCTACCAACATTTAGCTGATGTTTGTGAAATGTCGCGCAGATCAGTAATAACCCACATCTTAAACCTTCAAGAAAAAGGCTTGTTAACAATCACTCACAGAAAGTTAAGAGGTGAGTTGATTAATAGCTCAAATATATACCATCTAACCTTAAAAGAAGCCTCAAAGCCTGATGAAACGGGTAGTGAAAATTCTGCACTAGGTAGTGAAATGGTTGCACTAGGTAGTGAAACAGTTGCACTAGGGGGTAGTGAAATGGTTGCACCCATAACCTATCACTCTTCTGAACCTATCAATGAACCTATAAAAGAAAAGGCGCATTTCATAAAACCATTGCTTAGTGATATTTCTCAGTACATGGCTAATTTTAGTAAAAGCCAAAATATAACATTTGATGATTTTTTACCTGATAACTTTTTTGATTACTACGAAAGCAATGGCTGGAAGCGTGGCAACCATGAAATTAAGGATTGGCAAGCAACAGCTAGAGGTTGGGTTAGAAAACAAAACAATAAATTAAATGGAGGTCAAAATGCAGGCCAAAACAATAAGCCAGCTAATAACTCGGCCCCTGCAAGGGTCAGGGCAATCAACGCAGCAAAACAAGCACAGCGCGACAGAACTGAACGAGCGATTAATTGACCGACTATGGGAAGTAATGACTGACCTATTTGGTCACAAGTGGACTAGCAGCCATGACTTTTCTGATAATGGCAGTTGGACTTCTTTTCTTGAGGACTTGAACGGAAAGCAGTTTAAGGCTGGCATTGACGCGCTAAAAGATTGGACAGAATCATGGCCTCCCACAGCCACAGACTTTAGAAACATGTGTTTGGGAAGGGCTAGAGGTGGTGAAGAACAAAACATGATTTCTAACCAGCAGGCAATACAGGCAAGGTCAGCACCTTTACTGATTACAAAGCAGTTAAGTGATGAAGATATTGAATTTGGAAAAGAACAGGCAGCAGCATTGAGAGGGTTATTTGCATGAAGAATTATTTAGCAAAGCCAAAGTTAAAAAGCGATTACAAAGAATTATTACCTGATTACAAAGGGCTAATTACTAAAGGAATGTGGGGTGAGTCTGGTGGCCTTACACACATTATTAAATCACAGCTAAACCCTACAGCCCGTAAAAAATATAACAAGGAAAGGAATGCCGCATGATCCATGAAAACAGCAGTGCCGCATATGCAACGATTCAAGACCTGATTTTGACGCACCAGTTTGCGTTTTTGAAAATCGTAAAAGAAAACCCAGAGTCTACTGCGCGTGAGATCGAATTATTAAGCAATGGCATACCAGCACCTTGGAAAAGATTGCCAGAGTTAAGGTTTAAAGGATTTGTCAGCAACCCGTACAAACGCCCATGCAAAGTCACAGGCAAGAAAGCAATGGTGTGGGCAGAAGCATGAAAGT